ATGGCATACATCCGCAAGCACAAAGATAAATGGCGCGCCGAGGTTGAACGCCACGGTCACCGCGCCACCAAAGTCACCGATACCAAACGAGAAGCCCAGGCATGGGCGCTGCAGAAAGAGGCTGAGCTTGATGCCCTTGCGGCCGGTGGCGGCCGCACCTTCCTTGATGCAGTCGAAAAGTACAAGCTCACCGTGAGCAGCACGAAGCGCAACCCTGACTGGGAGGCGCGCCGGTTCGCTGCGATGCTGGAGCACTTCGGCGCGCAGACCAAGCTTTCCTTGATCGACAGCGCCAGGATCGGCGAATGGCGTGATGCCCGGCTCAAGACAGTCAGCGGCTCGACCGTGCAGCGCGAGGCCAACCTGCTGCGCAACCTGTTTGTCCTAGCTGCCAAGGAATGGCGCTGGATCGACCGGCACCCTTTCACTGGTGTGCGCCTGCCTGAGCACAATGAGGCGCGGCATCAGCTGTGGGGATGGCGCGAGATCAGGCGCGTGCTGCGTGCGGGAGAGCGTGCGGGCGGGAAGACTGCAGAGATGGCCAGGGCCTTCCATATCGCGCTCAGGACGGCCATGCGGCTGTCTGAAGTGCTTGCGGCCCCGGCCGGGTTCAATGAGCGCAGAAGGGTCGTGGTGCTGCCCAGGACGAAGACGACGGGCCGCGATGAGGTGCCGGTGGGCAGGATCGCCGCCAAGCTGCTGGCCGGCGAGAAGTTCACTGTGGATCCGAACGAGGGCAGCGTGCTCTTCTCAAAGCTGTGCCGCCAGATCATGATTCAAGACCTGACGTTCCACGACAGCCGTGCCACCGCCCTCACCCATCTGGCCAAGAAGGTCGACGTCATGACGCTGGCCAGGATCAGCCGGCACAAGGACATCAACCTGCTGCACCGGGTCTACTACCGGGAGACTTCGGATTCTATTGCGGCGAGGCTTTAGGCTTTTTGGTCAGGCGGAGCAGCCTGCGCCAGCAGCTTCGACTTTGCCAGGCTGCCGGCCGTCGAGCCAAAGTAGTAGCCCAGCACCAGGGCGAATGCACTGTTCAGGCCGCCCAGCATCAGAAGCGCGGCCTCGTTGGCTGCCGGCGGCAAGCCATTGAACAACAGCAGCGCCAGCATGCCGAAGAACCCCACCGTGACGATCCCGGCCAGCACGCGCGGCGTTGCACTGTCGCCGGTCTTGATCTCGCGATTGCGCGCGCTGTCTCGATCCGCTGCGGCGATGCTCTCCATGTCCTTGATGTTCTGGAAGCCCAGCTCTTGCATCTTGGACTGGAAAGCCTGGTCGGCCTGCTTGATGGCCAGCAGGTCCGCGGGAGACGCGCCGCTCAATGCTGTCTTGAGCGCGGTCTCCGTCTTCTCGGAAAGGCCCAGGGCATCCGCCGCGGCTGTCACGGCCATACCGCCCAGCGGGCCGCCCAACGCAGTGCCAATCCACGGGGCCACGGTTGCGATCAGTGATTTCCAGTCCATCAGAGAACCTCCTTTGCTTTCGTCCACAGGACTTGTCGATCTTCCAGGCCATTCGTCCCGCCGTTGATGCGCTTGGTGATGGCAAGAAAATTTCCTTGGTCGGCCAGTGCATTCAGCCCCTTTTCGTGCCAAAACCATGCTGCTGACCGGCATGCATTTGTCGGCTCCTCCACCACCTCCGGATGCTCCAGGCAGTCAATCCCTAGTGCCATCATGAGGGCCGTGTAATTTGCCTTCCCGGTGATCTGGATAAGGCCACGGCCTTTGTACTTCACGCCATCGCCGGCCATCGTATTGCCCAAGTCTTTGCGGCCTTCGTAGGCGCTTCCAGAAGCCAACTCGCGCACATACCGAAGCTGGCCTGACTCATGACCAATTTGCGCAATGAATGCTGCCTGACGCGCTTTATTGCTGATGTCAAATTCCGCCATTGCATCGGTCAACGGGCCTGCGAATACATCAGCCTTAGCGCCAGCTTGCGGCATGATTTTGCGGAGTTGGTCGGGAGTCATCTTCCCTCCTTGGTCACCATGCGGCGCAGCTCGGCAATCTCTTGAGCCTGTACCAGGTTGATCTGCTCGGCCTTGTTCACGGTGTTGACGAGCGAGCTAACGCCAATCAGGCTGGCGCTGCCAATTAGCCCCAGCAGCGCGTACGCAACAGCCATGCCGCCGCGCATCCGATTCTGGAACGTCGCAATCTCGGTGAAGCCGGCCCGCTGGCTCTTCCAGACCTCATCAATCTTGTTGTCGAATTTCAGGTCGATCTTGTCGATCATCCGCTCCGTGACTTCTTCGTGCTGCGTCTGCCACTGCGAGTGCGAATCCATGCGCAGCACCATGCGCTGGTCGCTGTCGAGCAAAGCCTTGATGGCCTCGCCGTGCTGCGTGACGATCTCCTGAGTTGCCAGGAACCGCCGCAGCATGTCCTTGATATCGGCCTGCCCTTCGCGGAAACCATCCATCATGGTTTCCATCCTGGTCATCCGGACAATCATCTCTTGTTCATCGGCCATTCATCACCTCAGAAGATGGCCGGCAATGGCGTGTTACCCAGCGCCAGCCAGTCCAGATACCACTGCCACATATAACTGGTGTTCGGGACGTACCAAATTCCAACGCCATCTTGGTACCAGAGCACGGCATTCGGGTCATGCAACAGCGCATACGGGTGTTCTGCATCGGGCATGATGGCTCCTTAGAAGTCGGAATCTGCAATCAACTGAACGCCAGTTCCGTTCAGGCTGCAGGCATTGCCCGCAGCAAGTCCGGTGCCAGAAAACTGCCACACGGCCATATCTTCGGTCGCGGATGGAATCAGGACCGTCCCAGATGCAGCTGCTCCATTTGCCGCAAGTGCCACAGGTGTACCGCTGAAAATCGCGCTTCCCTGACTGCGCTTGCGGCGCTTGAATGGAATGCTGCCGCTTGCGTTGGTTGCAGATGTTGCCTGCCCGGTGGAGAAAATCGTGCTGGTGAACGTAATTCGCTCGTAGAACCAGGCGCACAGCCATTTCTCCTGACTGATATGGCGGAACTCGAACGGGGTGATCGCGCCGCCCAGCTCAACCTGGACCTTCCAGAGCGTGCCCGCGTTGAACTCGATCATGACATCAGTGGTGCCGTCGCTCACGAACACAATCGGCGAGACCGAATAGGCCGGCGGCGTATCGCCCACGCGGTAGATGCGGCACTGCGCGCTGCCCTGCCACGAGACCATGTAGCTGCCGGCTTCCATGTTTGCGCGCTCAATGCGCTGCTGATAGCTGCCCACCAGCGTGACCATCTGGCCCTGCGGTGCCGTGGTGAAGGTCATGGAGGAGTTGGCGCTGGAGGATTTCCAGCGGTCCACGGCGTAGCTGCCGCTGGCCTGCACGGTGCCGGAGATATAGCCGCGCTCGTTGACGTTGAACGCGCCATTGATGACGCGGTTCTTGCCGCTGGGGTTGCTGATCTCGCCGGTGTGGTCCGCGCGCAGGATGCTGTGATTAACGCTGCTGAGACCGTTGTCCAGGCTGCCGCTGTCGAGCAGGACCGTGACCGTGGTCAGGCCGCCGCTGTAGACGCTCTTGATGATCTGGCCATACAGCGTGCCGGTGGCGGTGATGAGTTGCTCGCGGCGGCCGAGATGGAACTCGGTCGTTTGGTCGCCGGGCAGTGAGAAGGAATTGGCGCTGATGTAGGTCGGCGTGATGCCAGATGCCTGCCACTGGCCAACGGAAATCGTGGTGTCGTTGACGCCGGCAATGTTGTCGAATGTCTTCTTGACGACGCCATTTCCATCAGCCAGGACCAGCTTGTACGACTTTCCGCTCTCCAGCCAGATCTGCCCATTGGACGGATATCCGAGCGCATCCAACAGCTCAGGATTGGCATGCTGCACGTCACCGGCCGCCGTGGTGTAGGTGGCGAGCGGTGTGGACGAGCCTGCGACATAGCTTGAAATCTGCCAGCCGACGGCCGGCGCGCCGTTCTCATCGACAATCTGACCGTTCAGGAGGGGGCTCAATTTCACAGTTGGCATGATTCTTTCCTAGTTCTGCAAGATGACCACGCGGAAGCTGGCCGAGGGTGGATTGATGGCACCGGCGGTGATGTTGCTGGCGATGATCGTGAGCACGCCGTCCGTGGCCACGATGCCGGTGAAGATGACGCCGGCAATGTCGATCAGCGGTGTGACATGAACGATGTCGCCGACCTTCAAGGGCGCGGCGCTGGTATTGAGGCGCTGCTGCGAGTTGGCCGGGATCGACGGGAAATCCAGGGTGGACTGCGCGGTGTAGGACTTGGTCCAGCCCTGCACGGCATTGGTGGCCTGTGAAAACCAATTCGACCAGCCCGGCGACAGCGGCGACAGAGATTCCTGCAGGGGCGCATTCATGTTCATTGCAGCACCTCCGCGTCAATGGCCGCGCCGCTCAGCGAGAACCGAACGGGATCGGTGATGCGCACGCGGAAGATGAAGTCGCGGCCAATGCCCAGCCGTGTCCAGATCACCTCGGTGCGATACTTGCCCATCTTCCCCAGCGGCATCCGCAGCTCTGCGCCCCAGGTATGGCCGTTGTCGCGCGAGATCTGCAGCATCACCTGCGGGTCACTGCCCTGGCCATCGACCAGGCCCACGCCGGTCTCGAAATCCAGCTTCAGGCTGTTGACGGTCACCCGGTTATAGTTCGAGAAGAAGTGCCGCGCCGTCAGCTCATACGGCCGCTGCATGCCGTTATCGGTCAATGCATCCTGGTCGAGCACGTAGATATTGCCGTTCTCGTAGTCGGAGACGATTGTCTTGTTCTGGAACTCGATGCCGATCTCGGCGCGGTGGCGGCCGCCGGAAAGGCCTGACTGCAGCTCGCTCCACGAATTCGATTTCGAGTCGAGCAGCCAGCTCTTGCCGGCCGTCGGGAAGTTCACCTGCAGCATGGGATGGCCGCCCAGCATGTAGCCGAAGGCCGTGGCGTCGGAGACCGTGGCATAGGAGTTGATGGCCAGCGTGAAGTTGGTATCGCGGCCTTCCAGCGGCTGCAGGTTGTGCCCGGCCAACATCATGACCTGGACCTGGCCCATCTTGTTCTTCATCAGGCCGGCCAGCGAATCGTTGTACTTGACCAGAGACCATGGCGCGGCCAAGCCGAATTCCAGCGTAGAGCCGCGCTGATTGGCATATGGGAACGCCAGCGCGCCAGTGTTGCCCCAGAACTCCGTGGTTTGCTGGCCGAAGAGCACCAGCTCGCCATGGTCAGAGATCACGCGCACCAGGTTGTCCGGATCGGATTCGGCAGAGGCGAAGTCCAGCGCGTCGAAGGTTGTGCTGTCATCAATGGCCGACAGCTGGAACATGCCGCTGTTGGTGAATGCCGCGATGGTGTAGTGGTCCTGATAGGTCAAGTCCATCGGGTTGGCCATCAGAGCCGACGAAACCTGCGTGAAGGCCGCGGTCGACACGGTGTAGACATACATACCCTGGCCATCCGCCACGCTCACCTGCAGCCCGTTGTAGCTCATGGCCACGCGGCCCGCGGTGGTGGCGATCACGCCGCAGAGGGTAGTGTCACCGGCATTGTTCACCTTCCACATGGTCCCACGGTGCACGACGTAGAAGAAGTCGCCGGCCTTGATCATGCCGCGCACGGGCGTTTCCCCGAAGGAAACCAGCGGCGCGGACAGGCCCGGGCAGCCCAGGAAGCACACATTCGACTTGTCCGCATCGCTCGTCACGTCCGCATAGACGTTGATGCGGCTCTGCGCAGAAACCGTTACAGACTTGTTCTTGGTGCCCAAGCCGAACAGGGGGATAATTTGCCTCATACCTTCCCCTCCGAGCCCTTCATGAGCATTGATCCCATCAAAGCAGGTGCCATCGTCGCAATGATCATCAACGCGTGGCTATGGTCGCGCAAGAAGTGATCACTGCTTTTCATCGTTCGTCCCCAGGAATGCCGCCGGCGACAGCATCAGACGGTTGCGCGGCGAGTTGCGCAGCGGCTGGTTGAGCGCATTCGGCACGTTCAGTGCGTTGCGGGACTGAATCCCCACCGAGATGTTTTGCACCGGCCCGGCCAGCTGATTCCCGAACGGAATCTTGCTGAGCAGCGGGCTGTTGGCGATGCGGTCCAGAATGGCGGACAGCCCGGCGGCGGCCGTGTTGGAGTTGTTCACCGCCGATCCCTTCGGCTGGAACTGCTCATAGCTGGCCACGCGGCCCACGGCGCGCAGCTGTGCCACCTCGTCCGGCGTGAAGAACATGCCCAGCTTCTCATCACCGATCTGACGCAGCGCCTTGTTGAATGCCGATTGGCTTACGTTGCCGACCTCATCCGCCGCGCCGTTCAGAGCCTGGCTTTTGAGGTGTGCAGCGATCTGGTTGCGGATGGCCAAATATGCGCCAGGATCATTGCTCACTGCCATCCTCAGCGCATTCAAGTCGGCCACATTGGCCTTGCCGCCCTGGCCAACGATGAAGTTCTGCACGAACTTGTCCGGCTGCACGCCGTCACGGAGCGCCTGCAATGCCGGGGTGCTCTCGACCTGATGCATGTAGTTGCGGTTCATCGCGCGAGCGCTGTTGAAGGCGTCGATGGCGTCCTGGCCGATGCTTGCACCGGTCTGCTGTGGCGGCATCAACTCGTTCTGCCCGCGCACCATCACGCCATTGCCTGGCGCGCCAGTCTGAGGAGCCTGCTGTGGGCGAGACATCGGCCCCATCAGGGGTGCTTCGTCAAGGGCTTGACGCACCAGACCCAGCGCGTAGCGCGTGTTTCCATCAGTAGCGCCGCGCTGGATCCGTCCGATATTGCTCTTCAGCTGCTCCGCGATTTCCACATTCAGCGGAATCTGTCCTTGCGCGATACGGTTCAGCGTGTCGCGGATGCCGCCGGGCAAGAAGCTTTCTGCGTTCGCCTGATTGAGCAGATCGCCCGCACGCTGCGTGAAGGCAGACGGATCCAGTGGCGCACTGCGGCCGGCCGAGTCCCGCGCGCGCGAGTAGGCTGCGCCGATGGCGTCCCGTGCCGCCTGGTCGGTGTTACCAAGCGCTTGGATAATCCGCTCTCCAGCCGAATACGGGGTATCTGCAGTGCCGGCGCCCAGGTCGTTAAGATTATCAATGAGTGTACGGTTGTTAGCGTTTTGCACGCGGGCCAGCTGATGTCCACTTGGGTCTTTACCAGCCGCCCCTAACTTGGCAAGGTTACGCTCTTGCGTGACGACAATAGGATCCAGTGTCAAAGAGCCGCGCGTCGGAGTAGCGCCGACCATGCGGTAATCAGCCAGGCGGCGCACCGCGTCCGGCGACAGGATGCCGTTGGTCTGGGTCGCGGCCGCTACATCCTGGCGGATGCTGTTTTGCACGGCCGGGGCCAGTTGGCCGAAGTCCACGCCGCCCTGCTGCAGTGCCTGGCTGATCTGCACATCGATCTGCTGATTCGGGGCCGGTGCCGGGGTGGTGGCGCGGCGCACGGCATTCGTGACCGACTGCCCAGCCTGCGCGAGCTTGTTCGCCGCCATGGGCGCGCCAACACCGGCGGCCAGCGCCGCGACAAACTGCGCCGCGCCGTCGCCGCCAGTCTCCCGCACGTAGCCGCCAGCGCCGCCGGCAGCCGCATTCGAAAGGGTCTGCATGCCTGCGTTCTGGCCGAGTGTGGCCAGCGCGTTCTGCGCCACCGGGCCGGTCGCTGCCTGCGCCAAACGGTTCGCGCCGCCCATCATGCCGCCACCGGTGGACATGGTCGTGGCAACGTCGCCAACGACTCGCTCTCGCGCGTTTTCCGGCTTCGGCAGCCCTACGCTGTCGGCAATGTCCGTGGCAAGCTGGCCGGCACGCTTCAGGTTCGAGCCGGTGGCCATGTTGATGGTTGCGCCTATGGGGTCCGACAGCACGCCCACGGCATTTCCCAGACCTTCCAGACCGTAGCGCGCGGTGAGCCCAATCTGACGCGGAACATCCTTGATGGTGTCGCTCAGCTGCTCGCCAAAGCCCTTTTCAGGCGTCGGCGTGGCCACCACCATGCTGCGCACGCGCGCCAGCGCATCTTCTGCAGTGGAGCCTTCCGGGCCGGTGACCTCGTAGGTCTTGCCGTCAGGGGCTGAAATTCGGAAAGTCGGCATATCACTTCACCTGTGTGACGGACCAGCCATCGGAGGATGCGGCAGGCGCGGCCGCCGCCGGCGCTGCGGTGTCCTGGCCCAGATATTTCTGCTGAAGGCGGCGCACGGTTTGAAGCGCGGCGCGGCGCTGTGCAATCGGTACAAGCGGGTCACCAATCTGGCCGGCCATTTCGCGGTACAGCAGCACGTCCTTGTCTGACTGCGGGCCGGACATTTTCGGCATCTTGGACACCATGGCACCCTGCAGCACCTTGAGCTGGGCGTCTGCTTGCGCGGCCTCTGTGGAACTGCCGAATGCGCCGAGAGCCTGGTTGTAGCCTGAGCTGATCGGTCCATTGGACGCTTTCCCGAGCAACTGATCTGCCTCATCGGCAATGGCCAGAACGTCCTTTGCGTCTTGCGTTCGCTGATTGGCTTCCTTGTTGATCTTGATGTCAGCCGGACCGCCGGGAACGGCTTCCAGATTGCCATCGGCGGTGCGGCGGTAGCCGGGCGGCACCTTTCCGGCTTCCAGCTCTTGGCGACGCAGCCCGAGACCAGCCTGAGCCACGCCAAGCTGCCCTTGAGCCACGCCAAGCTGGCCCTGCGCGATCTTGTTCTGCGCCTGGTTGTTGCGCTCCACTTCGGTCTGCTTGCGCACATCCAGGTCATATCCCTGCTGCTTCCAGTGCTGGTCCAGCTGTTGCACGCCGGTGAGGGCGCGCAACTGGAGCTGCTTGGCCGTTGCCGGATCGAATTGCTCTGGAATTTGGCTGGTATCCACGCCCATTTGAGCCACCGCTTTGAGCGCGGCAGTCCAGGATGTCTGGTCAGTAGCCGAGCCAGCGTATTGGGAAATCAGCGCCTGCTTTTGGATGGCCTGTTCAAGAGTTGCTTTGTCGGCTTCGCGCTGAGCTTTTTGCGCCTCAGCCGCGCTCTTCTGCACGCCAGGAATGGCCGCGCCAGCGCCAGCGCCAGCCAGGTTGCCGGTCACCTTGGCATAGTCCACGCGGCCGGTGGCCGGATCAACTGCGCCCTGATAGGCGTTGGCCATGGCCGTGCGGTCTTGATCCTGCTGCTGCGCCTGCTTCAACTGCAGCTGCGCCAGCGCATTCTGGTTTTGGAAGCCCTGCACTTGGCCGAGCTGCGCCAACTTGTTCATCGGGTCATCAAGCTGGACGGTCGGGCGGCCTGCTTGGAAGAGGATATTTGCGTCAATGGCCATGGTCGCCTCAGAGGAAAGAAGTGCGATATCCAACCGCCGGCGAACTCAAATCGCCACCGGATACGCCGCCATAGATGTTCGTGGTCCCAGCATTCCTGCCGCCGAGTTGGCTCAGCAGGTTCTGCGTCTGGTAGTAGTTCGAGATCGAGTTCAGGCCGCCCTGCAGGGAGTTCGCCCCGGCGATGGAGCTGGCCGCGCGCGAGTTGCCAACGCCGGTCTGAGTGTTGCTGATGGCGTTCGCCGCATTTGCGCCGGACGATGCGACTGCGTTTGAGGCCGTCTGGCCAGCGCCCGACAAGCCCGCGAGCATGTTGTACTGCGTGGTCTTGTCGTTGTTCCAGCGGTTGTAGGCGTCGCCCGCGTACTGGTTCGCAACATTGGCCGCGCGGTCCTGCAGCGCCTTCAGGGTCGAGCCGGAGTTCAGGCTGCCGGATGCGGCGGCCAGTCGGTTCACGCCAAGTTGGCCCTGGTCCAGCGCGTACTTGAAGCCCTGCTGATACGGCACATCGTTGTTCAGGTCGTCCACCGTGAATTTATTGGTGAACGAGCCATATGCCGGGTCGGAAGCGGCTGCAGTTGTATCCAGCGGCGCATTGATGTACTGGAAAGCCCGACCTTCTGCCCTGCCGTTATTCAGATAGTGCTTGTAGGCATTTTGCGAAGCGTAGCCATCAGCAGCGACATCCGGATTGGCAGCGAGATATGCAGCAACGTCGAAGTTCGCTTCGGATTGATCGGGTTTCGCGGTGGTATTGTTGCTAAGGCCCAGCAGATAAGCGATGCGGTCACCGGCCAGGTTGCCGCGCTGGATCGCCGGCAGATTGTCATTACGCGTGGTGTCGTAGAAGTAACGCTGCGTCGCAGTTGACTGATTTCCTGCGCTTTCTTGCGCTGAAGCCGCCTTGTTCGCGGCCATGTTGCTGGCGACTCCACCGACAACAGCCGCGCCGATGGTGGCCGCCGCTACTTCATAGCGCGCACCACCATTTTTGATTTTCCAGAGGAATCGCAACATATCAATCTCCCAGCCACTTGCTGTAATAGATCTCGACCCGGGTCGCCTCGATGCGCTCAAACAGCGCGCTTGCATCAGCGTGGCATTTCGACCCCATGAACCAGCGTTGGACGCCGCGTCGGCGCAGCTCCTGCTCAACGAAACGGAACATGCGCAAGCCAGCACCGCCCTTCCGCTTGTCCTGGCGCACATAGAAAATGTCCATGGTGCAGGTCAGGCAGGTGCTGTAATGCAGGCCAGGTGCAATGAAGCCGATGAAGTAGCCGACCATCTCACCTGCATCGCGCAGCGTGACAAAAATCAGGCCGCCGAGGCGTTCGCGGCGGATATATTCCTCGTATTGCGGCGACAGAGGAACCTTATCCTGATTGAGCGCCAGCTCTTCGTAATGCGCCGGCAGTAACACTTTCAACTCTTCCAGGCGCTCTTCGAATGACTCGACGTGGATGGTGATCATTGGGATGTCCTCACATCGATAATCATGTGGATACGGTCGCCGGCACTGTTGTTGATGACCTCGTGCTCCAGCTTATTGTTGAACCACCAGAGCGAGCCCACCGGCATATAAACGTGCTCATCCTCACAGCGGAAATCAACGCCCGGATAGCTTTCCAGCACCAGGTGAAAGCGCGAATAGTAGTTCGCATGCTCTGGCGTATCTGCATGTGGGAAGATCCGGCCACCAGGGCGAATTTTGTTGATCATGACGCGGCCCAGGCGCTCGCCGCCAACACGGTTCATGATGGCCATGACATGCGCGCGTGCCTCAACCAGCTTGGCATAGGCCGGATAATCACTGCTTTCGTGCTGATCGAATCCGGGAAGCATGTTGGACTTGTACAGCGCCAGCTTCTCCTCCGCATCCTCGCCAGTGAACTCCACCTTTTCCGGGAACCGCAGCATGATCGATTCGATGTCTGCAAACGGCCCTTGTGGGTAGTGACGCAGGAAGGTGTCTTCAGTCCAAAGTTCCGGACGCCGGCGGATGGCTAGGAGCAGCGGCAGAACATCTACACCTTCGGCGAGTTTGAGGAAATTTTTCATTCAATTCTTTCGGTTAAATCAACATGTCCTTGCGCTCTGGCGTCTTGAGCATGCCGCTGAAGGTGCAGGAGATCATCAGTTTTGTGCTTTCAATCGGCTACTTGGATGCAGATAGGGGCTGTTTCAGTGGCATATCCAAGGCATAAATTCCGCTTCAGGAGGTATCTGGCTTGGATATCTGCCCGGCGGTCAGCCGACACGCCGAATTTGTTGCAAAGCTCCCAGGCAAGCCACAAACCGATGAACAAAACCCATGTTTGCGGCAGTTTTGGGTATTGCACCTGTACTGCATCGGGAACAATCGCCTGATAAGTCATCTGCAAACCCGGATCTGACTCGGGAATTGGCCATAAATGGCCTGTGAAGTCCGGCGCAATGTACAAATGCTGCACGCGCGGGAATGGTGGAGCAGCAGATTGCTGCACAAGGTCGTCATATTCGGCCTTCGAGACGATGCGCACGGCCACCTCTTGCCCATTCAGCATGTAATACGCATACGGCACGCCGAAATAGTCGCCAGGAATCGTGACTTTGCTTGGACTGCCGGCACTCCAGGCCAAAGCAACCGGATCAACAGTGATTTGAGGCCAGGAGTAGCCATGCACGGGCAATTCCTTGAGGATGCCGTCCAGCCCGCGCATGAGCACGCTGAAATCTTCAGCCGAAATGGTCTGATCGGCGCCGATAGCATTCATGTGCTCCATCGCATCGCGACAGATTTCCTTGGCCGACAGTGTCCAAGCAGTGGCCATTACATGCTCTCGACGGTATAGGCGAAGCGCGGGCTGCGGCCGCCGATGGCCTTGCCGTGGTTGTCGGTGCCACGGGTGTCGATCACGGCATCCTTGAGGATGGCCAGGTAGCGCTCGGGGATTTCCACCTCGACATCGCGTTTGATCTGGATCTGTTCGAAGTTGTGCACCAGCACGACATCACCTTTTTCGTCGTCGGTTTCGCCGCTGTGAATGGTCACGCGGACACGCTTCTCTGCAGCCTTTGCAGCCTTGGCTTCGGCAGCCTGTGCTTGCTTCTCTGCCTTGGCCGCTGCCTTGGCTTCGGCAGCGGAAATTTCCTGTTCTTCGCTTTTGATGCTGTCTTGGGTATCGCTCATTGCATGCTCTCCTTGAGGATCGCACCGGCCGTATGGCCGGTGCTGTGGATTAACCGATTGCTTCCCAGTAGAACGACTTGGAAGCCACCATCGTGGTCGCGTTGACGGTGAAGCCGTTGGACGTGACGGTGATGCCGTTGGTGGTTTCCAGCGTGCGGGTGCCGGCGGCGACGGTGTGCAGCGACGATGCTGCGGCCATGCCTTCGAACCATTCCTCGCTGATCCGATCGGTCAGGTTGTGGAAGCGCACGACGCGCGGGACGAAGCCCAGGGTGATGGTCAGCGCAGCTGCGGCGCCTGCATCCGTCACGAGCTGGCCGACCGCGTGATTGCGGACCTGGCTCGCCGATTGGGTGTTGGTAGTGACAGCCATGATTTCTCCTTGAAGATGAGATGACTGGCCCGGCGAACCGGGCCGGCCTGATTACAGGGAAGCTGCCGATTCCAGACGGATCATCCAGGAGTCGTTCAGGATCTTGGTGGTGGTGGTCGCCTTCCAGCCCACAGTCGAGCGTTGTTCCAGCGGGTCGGCAGTGCCGGCCGAGCCCAGTTGCTTGACGTAGGTGTTCAGTGCCTGGCCCGACAGTGGGCAGACGCCGTAGGCGTTGTCAGCGATGAACAGGGTCACGTACACGTCGTAGTTGGAACCGTTGTTCTTGTAGGTGGTGGTGCCAGAAGCGCCAGCGCCCGGGAAGATCTTGCAGTTGGTGGACGAGATGAAGCGGATGTTCTTGTAGGCGCCGATTTCGTCTTCCAGCACGCCTTCCTGGCTGCCGTAGTCGGACACGGAACGGTAGCCGGTGATCTGCTCCAGATCGAATTCCACATCCGGATGCACCAGGGCAATGAAGCCCTTGCGGACGGATGCGGTGCCGATCTTGTCGGTGGGCAGAATCATGTTCTTGACGAACTTGGCGTTCTGCACCTTCAGGAAGCGGATCACACGGTCCAGGTCGGCCGCTTGGATCTTGTTGTTCACGGCTGCGCGGTTGGCCACCAGGTTGGCGTAAGCCGCGTTGGTACCTGCCACCAGCACGTCGCGGCGCGCTTGATCGATGGTGGTGCCGGCCTGGTCACCCAGCACATCGGTTGCTTCGGTCACCACGGCGTCCTGGTTGGTCATGGAAACCATGTCGGTCAGGGTCACGTAGTCGCCGTACTGGGCCAGCGTGGCCAGCAGGTCGGTGACGGTCAGGGACGAGCCCGACGGGGTGACGCCTTCAACCAGCGGCGTGGAAGCCGGAGCCAGCTGCGAGTAGCGGCGGAACTTGATCTGGTTGCCGTTTCGCTGGGCGATGGGGCGCAGTTGGCCGAAGCGGCCATGCACTTCCGACGGCTGTGCGCGCATCAGCAGATTGCGGTCATAGAAAGCCTGCACGCCAGGCGGCAGGGTGCTCAGGGTGGTATTTGCCATGATGAACTCCTATCAAAAATCTTAAAAACCCTTCACCTTTTGCGCCATCTTGGCGAACTCGGCGTCGGACATGTTCCACATGCGATCGACCTCCTTTTTCACGTCATCTTCTGGCGCCCGTTGGGTAGTGCCGGAAGACGATGCGCCAGGGACGGACATCGCTGATTTCTTTGCCTGCTGGGCAGCCGCTTGTGCAAACCGCTGCCCAACCTGCCGCTCTTTCAAAGCCAGTTTTTCTTCTGTGACGACACGGATAACCTCCAGCGGGTCATTCCAGGATTCGCCCATCTCTTGCATCTTCTTGCTCAAGTTGGCCACCAGCGGGTCATCGTTCGGCAGACTGAAAATGCCCGGGTGAACCTTTTCAACCTGCGCCAACCATGCAGCGTGCTGCTCCTCGGCCGGATTCTGCTTGGCCGTATCACCAACGACATGGCGGATCGCCTGCTCAAGTTCCGGAGCTTGGTCCAGAATCTGAGGGCGCGATGCCAATCGCTGCTGCTGTTCGCGTTCGCGGCGAAGCTGTGCCAGTTCCTGGGCGTTCTTGGTACCCCATGCTTGGGTGTCCTTGATCGCCTTTTCGGTCTTGGCCAAACGTTCGCGCAACTGCTCGACGCTTTCCTCCTCCTTGGGGGGCTCGACTACTTCGCCTTCCTTCGGAGGTTCCGTTTCCTTGGGCAATTCGACTTGGGCGGTGGCCGGTGCGGTAGTGGGCGCTGTCTTGGCAGCATCCGCCGCATTGAGCCGTTCCATCTCGGCGTCGTATTCCTTCTGGTATGCCAACTGGTCCTGCTGTTCCTGTGTCAACTCAGACATATTTCTCGCTCCTATGGGTCGGCAGTGCCGATAGTCCACTCATCATCAAAAATCCGGGTCCCCTTGGGATAGTCCGGCTTCCAACTGCTCCATCTCTGACTTGAGATGCAGCGGTAAATCCAGAAGTGCTCGCAGCGCCTTGATGCCGCCGCGCGCCTCTTCATCATTCCTTTCGATCAAGATGTCCATGCGCTCCTTGATCATCACCACGATCTCTTCTTGCAGAGATGAGATGCTCGGTGCGATCTTTTGGAACCTGGCACTCAGCGCCTTGAATTCCTCACTCTTTTCCACAGCTTCCTCATAAAGGTCATCGCGCATGGCCCGCGAAGTGGCTGAATTCTTAGCTCTTGGCTGATCCGTAATACAGGTTGGCCCAGTCCAGCACCTGCGCGATCTGCTGCGCGGTCAGCACGCCCGAATACTTCAGGACGCGGTGAACTTGGCCGGTGTGGAACAGCGAATTTGCGTTCGAAGCACGGCGCGCGCCCAGTGTGGTATGCGTCAGGGTCGATGGCAGCGCAACAGAAGATGCGTTCACGTAGGCATTCGGGCTGTCCATATACAGCGTGCCGGGCACTGAGCCGCTGGCATACGTGCCGATGGCGCAGTGCAAGTTGGTATCGTTGCCCTTGAAGGATTGGCCATCGGACGATGCTGCACTGCTGGCACGCCGGGAGACAATGCCTCCATTCGCATCAGGGCCAATCTTGAGAATCTGCTGACGATTTGCCGTGGTTCCAGATGCTTGGTCGTCCTCGCAGAAGACAGCTGTGTTTGCGCCAAGAGCCGCGCCAGCCGAGCTGAAGATGACGATTTGCGTTCCGCCGATGCTGGCCGATGCCGCCTGCAGGTATTGCGAAGAGCTTCCCAGGAAATCGGCCACATAGCGGCCACTGGATGCCAGAACACGGTTCGGGCCAGTGCCGCCGCCGTTCGCCAGCGCCAGAGCGGTGCTGTCTGCGCCGGCCAGGTTGGTAATCTGCGTGCTGCTCAGGGTGACCGTGGATGTATTGTCCGGGTCCCACGAAGCGGCCAGGGTCGGCGAGCCGGTCAGGGTCGGAGCTGCCACACCTGTGCCGGCAGTCAGCGCAACGCATGCCAGCTGTGCTGTCGCAGTCTGGCCAACGCTGTTCGTGATGGTCACGGTGATGCGCCCTGCGCTGGCAACGCTCACGGTGCCGGTAATCAGACCGGTGTTGTCGTCATAGCTCAGACCAGCAGGCAGGCCCGAAACGGTGATGGTCTTCGCACGCTGGCCGGAGCTGTTCGTCACCAGCGCGCCGCAGTCGCACACCGCATACAGGTCGAACGAATAGGCCTGGCCGACGGTGACGTTTGCGATGCGGTCCACGGTGGCGCGCGGGCCAACCTGCAGCACGATGCGATGCGGGCGGCAAGTGCTGCCGGCCACGTTCACGATGCGGTTGATGATGGTCTGCCCGGCCTTGTCGCTGACGGTTCCGCTCAGGGTGCGCGTGCCGCTGTTGTAGCTGACGCCCGTGGGAAGGATATTCCAGCCGCCGTTAATGTTACCGGAAGGCTCGTTCACTTCCATCTGAGCGCCTTCGATATACTCGTTTGCGCCGACATCGGTGCCCCACAGATCCACGGAAGCAGGCAGCACAAAGGAAAATGCTTGTCCGAAGTTCACCTGCTGCACGATGGCCGGTAAGCGTGGGACAAAGTTGCCTCTGCTGCTGCGCGCAACCATCACATAATCCACGTCCAAGACCGCGCCGGTGTCGCCAGCAGCATCCCAGGTCGATTGGTTGTATGGATCTTCCGGGAAATCAGCGGCGTGGCTGCTGATGATGAAGCGGAACGGCCGCGCCGTATTGATGCCAGTAGGCCCTTGCGTGGCGTTCAAAACTCCATCCAGCCAGAAGTAAATCTTGCCGTCAGCGGCTACTTCGATACCGAACTTTCGCTGCACGCCGCTGTTGTTGTCGGTAATCGTCGTGCCGACCGTCGCAGTAGCGCCAGAACCACTCGTCCATACGTAGTTTGCGGGATAGAAGCCGTTCGCATTCCCTTCCCAGTCAATCTCTTGGCCGTTGAACGAGTGCAGCAGATTGCCTTGCAACAGCCATGCAGTCGGGTGCCAGCCATTAAGACGGCTCGCACCACCATTTTGTAGGCGCGCCATGCTGCATTCGAAGTAAAACGGGGCGGTCATGTAGAGCGCGGTGGCACTGTCGATGATCGAGGCCTGCACAGGCAAATTCGAAGTGTCCTGATAGGTCAGCTTCTCAGCTGATGTAGCGCGGCGCGCCTTCAGTTTCAGGCGGCCGGCGGCCTGCACGATGGAATCTGCATATGATGCAACAGCATTGCCGCGGTTCACGTCGTTGAATCCGGTATGCCACGGATCGACATCGTAGACCTTCAGCAGGATGGAGCCGCCAGTGGCCGCACGCGTGCCCTGGCCAGTGCCAGACAGCTGGTACGTGCGAACAGGCGCATATTTCCCCAGAGGCTTTGCAGGCGTGATGATGTCGAGCGAGCCGTTGAAGTCATCGCCATCGCTGACCGTGTACGAACGGCCGCCGAGCGTCAGCGCAGCGCCGATCTGGTACGGGCCGATGTTGCTGGAATATCCCGACGTGTACGCGCCGCTGGCCTTGGTGAAAGCAGACTGCACCGCCTGCCACACGCCGCCCTTCTTCAGGTAGATGGCCTGTACAGTCTGATATGAACCGCCTTTTTTAACGCTAATTGGCATGATTAGCTCGCGGTTTGGATCCAGAGGAGTTCACCATCCGCAGTGCCGTCGTTGTTGTTGGGCGCGGCCGGTGTGATGAAAAGCTTGGTGATGCTGCTGTCGGTGATGCCGTAGCTGCCGCGATGCTCGCTGGCACGCAGTCGGATGACGCCAGGGGTGGCATACGGGCCAAAGGTGGTTTCGGTGCGCGTGGTAGCGATGAGGCCAGGCGACAGGCCAAGGCCGGACACGGCATAGACCTCGTTCAGCACGCCGCGCACGGTCAGGCGCTGATCGATCCCGAGTTGGACGATAGCATCATTGCCGGCTTCGAAGATGTTCATTTATGCACCTGGTTGCTGTTGGTCAATTTGCTGGGCTGTCGGATCCGGCTGCATTTCTTGCTGCGGCTCAAAATACGGCTGCTGCGCCATCTCTTGAGGCATCGGCATGGGCGGCGGCATATCCATGGGCATGCTCATCTGCATCGGAGCTGGTGGCGCGACATCAGGACTGGCGACTGCCTGATCCGCGACGTTCAGCGCAAGCGCTGCCTGGATCTGTGGTGGCAGAAGGCTCACGATCAGCTTCAGGCGATCGGTCTCAGCCTTGTAGCCGTTGATCTCGTTTTGCATCTGCGCCTTGGCGAGCTCGATCTCGTTGCGTGCCTGCAGCTTGTCTACCTCAGCCGACGCGTTCTGCAGCGCCTGGCCCATCTGCTGCACCTGCTGCTGGAGCTGTTGCATCTGGGCCTTGACCTGCGGCGGGATGTTCTGGCCGTCTTCATCCTTCAGAACAGGGCTTTCCCGGCCGATCTCCATGTAATCCCACATCTGCTCGACCAGCTCGCGCACATCGATCACAGCGGCAGTCTGCGGATTGGAAAGGGCGAACTGAGCGAAGGCGCGCAGCTTGTTGGTCAGCACTTCTTTCTGCATGAAAGAGGCCGTACCGGTGGCCTTCCACTCCATGAAGGAGGATTTCCCGAAGTTCTTGATGGTCTGCCAGACCTCTGCGGCCTTGTCGCCATGGATGCGCCGCACGGTCTCGGCTTCCAGATATTTCAGGTTCCAGTCAATCAGGCACTCGATGATCGGCTCGATCCAGCAGGTGTCGATGTTCTGGATCACCTCCTTGAGCGGCAGCGAAGACGCTGACATGATCATGCTGATGCCGCTGGCGGTCTTGTTCAGATTGCTGGCGTCATCACCCTGGGTGTATTTGGTGATGGCCGTGTCGTCATCGCTCATCTGCTCGGACAGCTGAACCACGCTCAACCATCCCTGGGTGATGTCAGGCTCGACATGGTCGATCAGCGCATTCTTCCGCTCATCTGGCGTCAGGCCAGGCTTGAAATGGTAGACCTTGCCGGGGAACTTGCGGAAGTCCTCGGTAGGCAGGAACTTGGAGCGGTCAACGCTCTTGGTCCCCAGCAGTGCCATGCCCTTGCCTTCCATGAACAGGCGCACGGCCGCGTTGATGATTTTCTGATGAGGCATGTTGTTTTCGGCCACGCCGACGCCCCATACTTCCTCTTCCTCGTCCTCGTAGACCGCGCGCATGGTGCCGCAATGGCACGACCAGGGCATCGGGTCGACCTTGACCACGACGCCGCCGGCCATGATCACGATGGCGTCAACCATCTCGCCGGTATCTTCCTGCTCAGGCTCGCCGCTTGCGGTCGGCTCCAACTCGCTCTCGCCGTCCATCTGTTCGGAAGGATCGGCCGGCATCAAGTGCGCCGGGATCTTGCCGAAGAAGCGAGCAACCTTGATGCGCTCATTGCGGCGCCAGTAGTCGATATTTGCGCGCATCTCCTGCGCCTGGTCAGAGCCAGTTTCATTGCCACGGTCGCCGGGGCCCTGCAGCGCCTGGTCGATGTTCACGTAGCCAGGCTTGCCGCGCCAAGATGCCACCTGGTGCGGGCTCTCCATGCTGGCCCAGAAACAGCCGAGACCGTCCTTGATCTCGCGTGCATCAGGATCCGGGTACACGTCCAGCGTGTTGCCCAGCTCGAAATACGGGCAGTCGTATTCGTACTCGGTTTCGCGCATCAGCGGGAAGCTGCCGACGGCGGTCTGCACCACTTCCACGCTCACCTCGTTCATCGTTTCACGACGCACGAAGGGACCGAAGACGAAGCCGGTGCCGTACTTGGCCAGCACATTGACGCCCTGCTTCAGCATCGTGCGGAACTTCATCTTTTCCAGCTGCTCGGTGAGGATGTCCTCCATCGTGTCCGCGAAGACCTTGAATTCCTCGTTCACCGGGCTCGTGTCGAAAGGCAACTTGCCATTGCCGAACAGCGCGTCGTTGATCTTGGCGCGTGCCGAGCGCACCTTGTTGCGGGTCGATCCCATGAACAGGCCGGCCGTCTTCTTGGCCTTGGCCGCGCCCGAACCCTTGGTGTCGTTGTCGCGCGGGATGCGCATCACGTCCTGGTAGCAGTCCAACAGCTTCAGCTCCTGCGGCTTGCGGGCCTGGTCCCAATCGGACAGGCGCTTATCAAGCAACTGAGCGAGCGCTGAATATTGGACGTCTTGAGATGCCATCGATGAGCCTTAGAAATAAATTCCGTCTGAGTCTGGTTCTTGCTGGTGGATCGCGTTGGCGAATTCCGATTCCTTCTGGCTGATGGCATAGCGGCGCATCATCCATGCATAGCGAGTTGCGGACATCAAGTCGTCTGCGAGCTTCACAACCTTCCCATCCTTGCGGTGGTAGAGCCTGAACTCTTCAAACCACTCCGACAGGTGCGAAAAGACCTTGAACTTCTTCAGTTGCATGCGCGCCAGGATCTCCTGCAACCCAGCCTCAACACCGTTCGTTCCATCTGGGAACGTTGACCGCTCTGCCATCATGGTCAGTCCGGCCTTCCGGTACTGGTCCGCCAGCTGCTCGCCCGATCCCTTGTCATGCTGCAGGCCGTCATGCGGCCACGCGAAAGGCAACCAGGAAGGCCACTGCTTGAGGGACACGGCGAACATCTGCGGCGTCTGCTCGCGCTGCCGGTGGCAATCCACCACATAGAACGCGTCACTGTCTCGGTCCCACATGCACCGCACGGCGGCGCTAGGGTGGTCCCAGCCAAAGTCGAGTCCTCCGACTTGAGCCCAATGCGATGGAATCTGGAATGGCTCCACGGCGACGATCTCATCGGCCAGCGGATAGATGCGACCAGACCCAAGCGCCGGAACACCCTTCGTTCGCGCATCACGCTCGTGCGCCGGGTAGCTCGCGATAATCGCCTCGCGCTGCTCCTTGGTGTAGTGGAGCGCGTCATAGATGGTCATGCTGGTCACGTGCGTTCCGGGCATCTTGTCCACCATGAAACGCTTGACCGTATTGGTCATCCCCTTGAGCGGGGTAAAAGTCATGTAGTTGATCCCACCCGTAGCGTTGGTCCGGGTCAGGCACTCCATGTAGATGTCTTCATCTGGCTCTTCATCCAGCCAGACCAGGTCGAGCGTCTCGGCCTGGAACTTCTCGCGGCCCTGGTCATAGGACTTGAACCCGATCAGGCTTTCACCGGCCTGCACATCTCCGCCGCCACCATGGCGCACCACAATCGTGTCAATGGCGTCTGCCACCCCACGCTTCAGCGACTTGTCCTTGATGGCATCCTTGGGGATCGCCCCGGTGCCGATATCGTTGAACCTGCCGCACAGCACGCGCTGCACAGAGTCCCGTGTAACTTCACTCGTTTCACTGGCCACCCAGCCGGCCACCGGCTTTTCGAACACTCTGCCTTGCCACCAATCCGGATAACGCCCCGTCAGGTGCATCGCCGTCTCGAACCCAGCCGACCAGGTCTTCCCAAGCTGGTTACCGGCCGATAGCAATCGCTCTCGGAACCTGCTGCCTGCCTCATGAAACTCGGCCTGCTTCGGATACGCAACGTAGTCGCGCAGCTTGTTCTGGCTGTTTCTAGTGGCGAGTTCCGCCTGCATTGCCTTGAGAATCAATAAGGCCTTGGAGGGCTGTAATTCCGGCAATGAGGTCATCGTCTGTCAGGTCTTCCAACGGTCGCTTGATTTCAAGTTCTTTCGGCATCAGGCTGGCCACCACCTTCAGATACTGAGCAGGCGATTGCTTCCGGGTCTGCTCAATGGCCGCTTTCCCGTGGGCGGCAAAGTCCTCAGACAAAGCCTTGAGAAAGTCGCCCTGCAGCCGGTTCCGCGATCCAACAGGCTTCCCGCCAGGGTTCGGCGACACGCCTTTCTGGAATCGGGTCTTGATACCTGCTTCTTTGATCTTCGGATTGGTCATAGCCTTTTTCTGAGGTTTAACTCGCCTTAGCGAGTTACTCATCGAACAGGCTCAACTGTATTGACTTGCTCGCCCGATATGTCGGGCGTTTGCGGGGGGTTTTGATGGTCGGGGCATCGCTTGGCTGTTTCAGGTGAACAGCGGCCCACAGATTGATAAAACTCTCGCCTTTTGAATGCGATGGTTCAACGCCATTGCGCCAGCTTTCGATAGTACTCTTCGGAATTCCAGTGCAGGCAGCCATGGACGAGAACGAGAATCCTCCCGCGATCAATTCGGTGATCAATCGCGGGAAGTCTACGGGAGTGGCCTTGACCTGGATCAACATCAGGTTTTCTTGTTCCAAGGCTTGAACGACATCATTTCCTGAGCATTAGGGAACGTGCCGTCAAAGCAAATTGCACGATCATCAATAGTCAAGAAGGCCGCAGGTTTTTTGACCGGAAACTTCAGAATGCCTTCGGTGATGTATTGATACGGCAGCCCGTGTTTGATAAGCCATTTCTTCATCGCACGGCGGCCGAACCATGACTTGGAACGGCTGGAATAAATGACGACCTCCGGCCCCTTGTATTCTGGCGCCATTGCGCAAATACCGTCCGGGCAAGGCAAATGTTCCATGATCCATTCAATTGCGCCTGGCACTGGATCATCAGGAATGACGCTTACTCCTTTCCAGCCGGATTTGTATGAATGAATGACTCCATCAAAGTCAACGCAGATAATCGGATTACTCATTTCTTCTCCTTTACTTCAGAATGCCCCTGTTTCGCGTCAGATCGAGCCAGGCGCTGTTTTTCTGGCGGGGTAATGGGTAAGGCAGTCTTCCGCTCTTCGCGGCTCCAAAGCCGCAAGAATCGGGTCCGGTTTTTCATGGCTTGCCCATCGGCAATTGAACGATTTCTCCCCCATCGACGATGAAGCCGAGGCGGAAGGCCAGCAGGTCCGCCCAGTACCAGCGATCTGGCCGAAGGTGTGCCGCACGCAGGCGCTTGTCGCGCCGGATCAGCGGTGCCAAGACGAACCGCACGATGATGTAGTTCATGGCTCCCCCCTCCAGGTAACCCAAACCGCGAACCCAAACGCGATGCCGATTGCGGCCATGGCCATGACGATGTCGGTGGCGTCCATCAGACGACTCCCGTCACCGAGTTGCGCGCACCCTGGCACAGGCGCATGAACTTGCCCATGTCGAGCGCCAGCGGCTTGAACTCGGGCGGCGTGCGTGACTGCGCGACGGTCGGCGGAGGTGGCAGGTCCGGAGCTTCTGCAGGCCAGAACGGGTAGCTGTTGTGAAAACCGCCGTTCGGAGTCACGGTGAGCAGGCCATCGCGGCGCATCTGATCCAGCAGCCGCTTGGCCACCGGGAAGCTGCAATGCATGGAGTCCTGCACCTTCTGAAACGTGCTGCCGGGATGCGCCACCAGAAACGCGTGGATGGCTTCGGTGGTGACGAGTGTGCGTGTGCCGCTCATGCTTCCTCCAGTCGCTTGAAAATCTGGCCGTGCCAGTGTTCGGTGTCTACCTGCTGGTGCAGGGCGGTGATGCGGGCTTGCTCGATGGCGCGGAAGTGCGCGGCGACGGCAGCAAGGCTGGGCGGCTTTGGCTGGCGGGAGTGAAAAGCGACTTCAGCTGCCGCGTTCACCTTATCCGCGAAGACCACCAGCGGCGGCGGCGGGTTGCGCAGGTCAATCATGCTGCCTCCAGGGTCCGGAATGGATTTGCCCACAGAGCAGTCACGGCCACACCCAGCGCAGGCCATGCATGGCTGGAAACTCCAAAGAGCGGGCCCGGCTGGCTCTTGGTGCCGATTTGCGGAGTAGCGCCGCCACCAGTTGCCGGAAACATATCGATCAGCGCCTGGCGCACGTTGGGGTCTTTCGCACGCGGCGTGCCGCACAGGTGCAACTTCACGTCTTTGCGATAGACCAGCTCGACAGCTTCGGGCGAGTGAAACGCCTGCTTGAATCGGCCAATCCACACGCAGGTTTCGAAAACCTCCTTGCCCACGGCCATGCCGTAGGAGGCGATCATTTCGATAGCCAAGCGCGGAGAAGTAGCCATCTGGATGCGCTGGAGCATTTCCGCGTTTTGCATCACGCCGCATTCCAGAACCTTGCGGCCGTCGTAGACGACGTATCCGGTCTGCGTGGTGCCGGGGTCGAGGGCGAGGATGTTCATTTGAAAACTTCCGCAATCCGGTTGAGGGCGCTCATGGCTTCACGGGCCAACGCATGGGATCGGTCAGCGCAGTCCGCCATCTCGTTGGCAATGCCAGCAGGGGACGGCGGCTGCCCGGCATCCTTGGCCAAAAGCGCTTGAGGCCCGCAAATCTCATCAGCGAGAGAAATCACGCGCTGCGCAAGTTCATCGCAGCTCGCGAAACTGTTGTACACGCGGTCAACCGGCTTCACGCGAGTGCCGACAATTGCTCCTTGAGACGCTACTTGGTTCAGGTTCATGTGGGCATTGGGCTGGTTCAGATACATCTTTTTCTCCTTTGTTTGCGCTGGGCGCGGGTTACAGTGCGCGCGCCAGGCCGCGGCGCGCGTTCTTGTTGAAGTCGGTGAATTTCTGGCAGTCCGGATCGAACCACAGCGGGATGCGGCCTTCCCAATCGCCGTTGCGGCTCTTGTCGCAGATCAGCAGCGTGTCCGCGTCGTTCTCGTTGACCTGCTTGCCGGCGTCACGCTCGCGCTCCTTGCGCTTGTTGCGCCAGCAGATCAGCACGTTGTCAACCAGGTCGGAAATCGCGCCGCTGCCGCTGATGTCCATGCGGGTCGGCACCTTCTCGTCGCCTTCACCCTTCTTGAGGTGCACCACCAGGTGGATGTGGATGTTCAGATCGCGGGCAATGACGGTCAGCATGTCGACGAAGTCCTTCTGGCCGTTGTAGTCGTCGGTGCCGCGGACGCACTTCATGAGCGAGTCGACCGCGAAATGCTGAATGCCCAGCTTGTCGACGCAGTACCGGATGACAGCGCGCAGCTTCTTGCCCTCGATGTTCCCCTGCTGGTCGTACACGTACAGGCTCTTCTCGGTCTTGGCGACGAATGCCTGCACTTCGGCCGGCTGCGGCCAGCGCTTGCCGGTGCACTGGCGGATCATCCGGGAGGCAGTCTTGCGCGGCTTCATTTCGGCGCTGGCGATGCAGCTCTTGACGCCTTCCTCGGCAAGCTTTGCCAGGACCTGGCCCTGCAGCATCGACTTGCCGCTGCCGTTAAAGCCGGCCCAGACGGTCACCTCGCCCGGGGCAAAGTACAGCCAGAAGTTGGCGAAAGGCATCTTCGGATGCCGCGGCGCGTCAGCACGATCCGGGGTCAGTTCCTCGATGATTTCCTGCGTGTACGCGGCGATGCTGCGCACCTTCTGTTTCGGGTCCGTCTCCTGCTCGTACTCCGAAAAATCGATGTTGTCCAACGTCAAAATTTCCATGATTCCCACTTTCCGTTTTGAAATTGCATCAGCATGTCGCCAGCGCATGCCACCATGTGCCGCGGCTCTTGGGCCGCAATCAGGTCCAGCAGGTCCAGCATGTCGTCGTCCATCTGGGCGCCGTGCACATGCACCACCAGCCCCACCAAAAACCGCAGATCCAACGCGCCGTGAACCTCCCGACGAAGCACCTCGATCTGCGGATAGCTGCCAAGACGGATGCCGTTCTCCGGCTCGTCGTACTTCGAAAAAACAGGCCTGGGCTGGTCGACCAGATCGACGAAAACCTGCGAGGGCATGTAGCCTTCCCGGCGCAGCTGCACGACTTGTCGATGGCCGCGCATCAGCGGAGGTGATCCGTCGAGAACGGGCTCGGAGAGCCATTGACGCCACCAAGCTGCCCGACGTACTGCGCGAACTTGGTGGCTCCGAAGAGCGTGGCAGGGCGGAGGTATTCCTCCATCTTCGGGTCGCCAAGCCACTCGCCGGCCTTCAGGTCGATGACCCGGATGCAGTCGTCGAGCGATGACTCCCGCAACCTGGCTGCGATCAGCTTCGTGTTCGCCTCCACAGCTCGGTAGGCTTTCCCGGTTTTTTCGTTCAGGTGGTCGAGGACGGCGAGAACGTCGGGCGAGTTGCCCGACAATGTCTTTATTCCTTTCCCTTCCTTTCCCTTCCCTTCCGTCAATGAGGACTCAGTGAGTGGTAACTGATTTTGTTCCTCAGAAGGCTTTGGAAGCCCTGATTTCGAGGGACGATTGATGACCTGATGTCGATCGAAACCCTTGATGTGCAAGTACTTTTCGCCATTCACTTCATACTCAATGAGTAATCCGTGAGCGATCAGGTCCAAAATGATCGGTTCGCAGTCGATGGCGTCGGCCGGGAAGATTTGCATCTTCAGTTTTTTGGCCGAGCGTTGAAGGTTCCCTGAGTCATCAGCGAAATTCCATGAGCCGATGAAGAAAAGACGCTGCTCCATCGAAAGCTCGACGATCTTCTCGTCAGTCCAGAAATCCGGCTTGATCGAACGAATTCGTGCCATTACGCCGCCTCCCTCACCTGCTCCAGCCCTTCCTTGATCTGGAAATCCTTGATGAGATCGCGGGCATAGCCGGCGGTCATTTCCAGGGAAGCTGCGCGGATGTGTTGGAGCGAGACGCGCGCGGCGGCGGTCTGGTGCTCGTTGATGGGCATGTCGATTTGCAGGGCCTTGCCGAGCTTGCGGAGGCCGTCGAGGTGCAGGTCGACACCGAAGCGACGTTCATGGATTTCGAAGGCTTCTACGACGCCTGCAATGGCCACAGCGGAGTCATACCAGTGGCCGTCAATCTGGTCCTTGAAGATGGCCACGCCGTTGCTGGCGACATCGATAGTCCCGTCCTGCTCCATCTGCTCCACGATGGCCAGCAGCGGGTCCATGATGGCCTTGACCTTCCAGGGCTGCATCTTCAGCTTGATGTTGTCGCCGGCCATGCGGCCAGGACGGTACGCCTTGTTGCGCTTCTTCATGCGGCCTCCTTCTTGCGCATGATCTTGTGCAGCAGCTTGCCGGCGTCGGACTTGGATTTGGCCTTCATACGCTGCAGCCAGCCAACGGCGGTTTGCACCAGCGCGCGCAGCTTCGGTTCGATGGTGCGCATTTCCTGTTCGGTCAGATGGCCGTCCACCAGGGCGTCAGTGGAAGCGGCGACGGCGTCACCCAGCTGGGCCACGGCCTTGAAGACCAGGCGCTGGATTTCCTCGACGTCGATATCGCCGCCGTCCGTGGTGGGGATGTCGATGCAGATCTTTCCGAGGCGGAAAGCCTGCGCTTCCAGTGCCGACAGCGCATCAGGAACACTCACGCTGTGGCAAAGATCCATGATGACGGTGGCCTCTTCGAAGCTGGGATAGTGCGATGTCACGCCCGGGCTCAGCTTCTTGTACAGCACGCCGGCGCTCATACCGAGCCGCTGCGCGAGCGCTTCAATGCCGCCAGGATAGGCACGTGCCGCCGTGTAAAGGCAGTCGTGCTGGCTGGTCTGGCCGTAGTGATAGGTCATGGGAAATTCCTCGATTTATTTCCGCTGCGCACTTGCTGCGGTGCGCATAAAGTCCAGATCAACCAGACTCACATTGAAAGGACGAACCATGGAACTCACCGCCACGGCCCTGCTGCGGGCCAACTTGGAAGCGATCAGCCCGAAGAACGAAGTGGAATGGCGCACACAGCGCGCGCTGCTGGACATGGCCGAGCGCCAGCTCGAAATGGCCGATGCCATCAAGAAGCTGGGCGAAGACGGCAGGCTGCTGCGCACGATGGTCGAGCGCGTGGCGCACCGGTGAGCCAGGGTCTGGCTCATTGCTGCTCCACCAGCTCGGGCCAGATGATTTGCCACTTCTCCGGGAACATTTCCTGGCGGGTCACTTGGCCTTGCGTCGCTTTCTCGATGGGTGCGGCGTATTCAATCGGGATAGGGCGATGGCCGCTTGCCCAGCGGCTGACATCAGGCGCATGGGCGCCAATCTCACGGCAGAGCTGCGCCATGAGGCCATGTTTCTGAGAGAGGTAAGTTTTGAGGTCCATGTACTGAGTGTATAGCTATTTGCTAAAACTTTGCAAGTAGCTATGCAGCTTTCAGCGCATGTATTTTTTTAGCGTTATGCTATTTAATGCCCGGATGAAAACAATTGACGAAATACGCCGGGAAAATCTGCTGATCGCCATTGCGCGAGCGGGATCTGCGTCTGCCCTGGCAAAAAAGGCTGACATATCCAGCGCATACATCAGCCAGATAAAAACTCGCCAAAAACAAAGTTCCACGGGCACCGAGCGCACCATGGGCGATGCCGTGGCCAGAAAAATAGAAGAGGCCATTGGGGAGATTCAGGGGTGGATGGACACGGACCATGCAGGACCGTTGCCGCGCAGCTACACGCCAGTGATTGAGCATGACCCTGATGACCCCGATTTTGTGGAAATCAAAAAGGTGAAGCTCAAACTTTCTGCAGGCATTACGGGATTCGTATCCATTCCTGACTATGACGACGGGCGGCCGATCACTTTCCGTCGGGAATGGCTGACGAAAAAGGGATATTCGGCAGAGCACTTGATCGCTGTCAGCGTCAAGGGCGAAAGCATGGAACCGACTATGTCGGACGGCGATACCGTGGTCATCAATACGCTTGACACGACGCCGCGCGACGGTGAGACGTATGCGATCAACTATGACGGCGAGGACATCATCAAGCGGATGGTGCGCGACTATGGCCGCTGGTTCCTCGTCTCTGACAACCCGGACCAGAAGCGCTACCACCGGCAGGAATGCTCACAGGGGACATGCGTTGTAATTGGCCGCGTCGTGCTGCTTCAGCGCGAGCGATTCTAACCAGGGAGGGACCATGAAACGAATTCTGATCACCGCGCTTGTGGCCGGCAGCTTGGCTGGGTGCGCAACCACCAAACAGGACCCATTGATGCAATGCGTCGCGGCGATCAATGCCAAGACCTCATACGATCCGTTGCGGTCGAAGATGTCCTTGATCGGCGCCGATGAGCAGACCGTGGCCATGCTGGCCAGCATAGAGCGCCCCTCCGAAGCAGAAAAGCCCCTGATCCTGAGCTGGGCAAACGACCGGCAAGCATGCCTGCGCCAGGATGAGGTGAATCGCAAGGACATGCATCCTGCAGTTCGTAACCTGTTCGCCATGTCATCCTCCATGACAACGACAGCTATCAGCCAGCTCTATGGCGGCCAGCTGACCTACGGCGAGTTTGCGCAGCGGCGCCAGCAGATCACCGACGCGCTGCGCAAGGACTTGAGCGCCATGGAATCGACGGCAATGGCTCAGGACGCGGCCAACAAGCGCCAGGTGCTGCTGATGCAGCTCCAGAGCCAGCTGAACAAACCCGCGCCTGCGCCCATGCCTGCGCCCTACATGATGCCGCTACCGGCGCCGGCAGCCAGCACCACGAATTGCACGACCATCGGCAACCAGGTCAACTGTGTGAGCAGGTGATATGGCCATTGATATTCGCGAAGGATTCCATCGCATCGGAAAGGCCACAAACCTAATTTTTTCAGCTGCAGTCGGCGTTTCTCTCTTTTTTTCGCAGGATAATTTGACCCAGTATTTGTTGGTCAGGGCGCCTCTTATCCCGCCAAAAGAAATCGCTGAATGCCGCTCTTCAGATTATCGGAAGTGGATTGGTTCTTCTTCTGCCACTATCGGCTACAACAGGGTTCTTTGTTTTGAGCAATACCCTTCTGATGACGGAAAAATGAGAGGCATTCCATTCGCATATTCGGAAGATAAAAAATCTTGGCATGTGAATACCCCATACAGCCAAGAAGTTACTGAATATATGGACAAATACGCCTCATCCCTCGAAGTGGATCAATATCCACCCCCACCGATCAAAACGCGTATTTTCGATTTGCTTACCAGGGTGACAAAGGCTTTTGGGGGCGCCGCTTTGTCATTTTGCATACTGTTCATGATTTTCCGTGGAATTGCTTGGATTGCAAACGGGTTCATAAAGAGATAAACAAGTTCAGCGATCTGGACCGCCGCCCGGCGGTTTTTTTTCGTCAGCTAAAAGCACAAGCTAAAAATATTTAGCTTTTAGCGCAAATTATTGTTGACGCTTGCTTTAGCTATTTGCTAAAGTACCTCCATCGCAGCAAACAACCGATGGAGAAAAAGCGATGTCGATTCCTGCCCAACCACAGATTGACCAGAGCCTGATGTTCCTGCGCTCTGCCGTCGAAAAGTGCAATCACCACCTCGACCTGTACGGCAGCTTCTGCCCGCTGGAGCGCACGTTCACCGTTGAACAAGTCGCGCTCACCGGCACGCTGATCGACATCAGCGACTTCTTTTCTCATGCCGATTTTCGCAGCTGGACCGCGCTGGTCAATGAAGACGGCGCTGGTCATGAAGAAGCTCAATCCCGCGCGCTGGACGTGATGTTCGGCGATGACCTGCAGCGCTTGGATGCGCTGGGGATCGGGGCCTGACCACCACCACGCATAGAGATAGGAAAGAACATGAACAAGCACACTTCGACGCCGTGGCACGTTACTGATGATGGCGATGTAGCAGCAATTGTTGATGGCGTTGAATCGTTGTTGGCTGACACGCTGACTCATCAAAGCATCAACCGTTTCAACCATCGGGAGAACGCCGCCCACATCGTCCGCTGCGTGAACAGCCATGAGGCGCTTGTGAAAGCGCTGCAGACGGCGCGGAAGATGATCCCGTTCGACTACAAGCTGCCGGGGATCATTGAGATTGACGCCGCCCTCGCCGCCGCAGGAGCCCAGCCATGATGCTCCAGCCCCTCTACATCGCCGGAGCGCTGGCGATCTATTCGACGTGCGACTGGCTGCTGTCGGCCGGCGCTGAGTTCATCCTGCACCTGCTGGGGGTCGCATGAAGACGTTCCTGGCATTCCTGCTCGGCCTGATCGTCGGCTTTGCGCTGGCGCTGTATATCGGCCTGACGCTGACCGAGCCGCTGAGCCCTGTTCGTCCTACGTCGGCGCGGCCGGCGGCTTGCTGGAGGGCTGTGTGATGGCCTATCGAATCTTGACTGCTGAAGCGCGGGCAGAACGCGCTGACTACCAAGACCTACTCAGCGAACGAGGATGCTCCTGCCATATCTCGCCACCTTGTAGCGTATGTGTGCATCCAGGCAACCCTGTGAATCAGGAAGGCACCGACGAATGCTGGATCACGCTCGGCGGCTCGCTGGTTCGGTCGCGCAACAAGCGTGAGGGGCGTTACGGTGGCCGCACTGCAGCGAACCACGACCTTCATGGTCGTAAGTTCAAGATGGATCGCCATCACTTCCGTGGGCTTGACAACACTGCCTTCGGCGGAGGTCTGTGATGCGCCAGATCATCATTGAAATCGACGGCCCTGAAGGCAAGTTCAACGTGCGTGAAGGTGAGAAGCACACCGGTGGCGTGAACTGGGATGAAATGTTGAGCCAAGTTGCATCCATGACCATTCCGGATTTCATCGTTTGGCGCGGCACCTATCCCATGCTGACGGATGCAGAGTGGGAAGCGCGAAAAGTCCGTTTGACGGAGCCGCTATGAGCCAGCCAATAGCCGCCGCCCTGCTCTGCCTGTGCTTCGGCGTGCAGGTACTGATGACAGCAGCAGACGACAGCGCCCAGCGCGCCGCCGAACTGCAGATGAAGCGTCGAATCATCAACAAATTCCCGGCCGCCGAGTTCGGCCAGCCTGTTCAACATCTGGAGAAGAAATGAGCAACGAAATCGCCACCGGCCCCGTATTTGATCTGACGCCGCGCACCTTGGGTGAAGCCATGGAGTTCGCACACATGCTGGCAGATTCCACCATCGTGCCCAAGGATTTCATGGGCAAGCCCGGCAACGTGCTGGTGGCTATCCAGTGGGGCATGGAAATCGGCTTGAAGCCGATGCAGGCCATGCAAAACATCGCAGTCATCAACGGCCGGCCCTCCATTTGGGGCGATGCTGCCCTGGCCCTGGTCAAGGCATCCCCACACTACGAAGATGTGATCGAGACATACGAAGGCACGGGCGACAAGAAAAAGGCCGTCTGCATCGCCAAGCGCAAAGGGCGCACCGATGTCGTGTCTGAATTCTCCGTCGAGGATGCAAAGACTGCCGGCCTGTACAAGAAGTCAGGCCCCTGGACGCAATACCCTGACCGCATGCTGCAGATGCGTGCTCGCAGCTTTGCGCTGCGCGATCAGTTCCCTGATGTTCTCAAGGGCTTGTCTATCGCGGAAGAAGCGATGGACATCCACAAAGAGCGCGACATGGGCCGAGCTGATGTCGCACAGCGTCAAACTGCCGCCATCGGCAATGACGGCGCATCACCGGCACTTCTGGAACAAGCCAATGCCGCCGCCGAACAAGGCGTGGCTGCGTATCAGCAGTTCTTCCAGAACACCAGCAAGGAAAACCGCAAGGCGCTGGCCGGTGAGCATGATGCGCTCAAGCGTAAGGCACAGGCCGCTGATGCTGCGCGCACCGTGGAGAACAAGCCGGCCGCCCAGCAGCAGGAAGTCGCTGATGTTGATTTTGTGGCTGCGATGGATGAGGCCGAGGCCAAGCAGCAGGCCGGCGACGGCGACTACGTTCCTGAGTAAGCCTGCCATGCTGATCTACAACTGCGAACAAGGCACACAGGAATGGCATGCGGCGCGTGCTGGCGTTATCACCGCCAGCATGTTCCGCGTGGCGCGCACGAAGGTGAATTGCCTGGATGAGCGCCAGCAGGATTACGTCAATGCCATCCTGCGCGGGCAGTCGCAAAAAGAGGCCATGTCCATCGCTGGCTACAAGGCAGCGCCCAAGGCCGAAGCCATCCAGCGCGCCCTCGACGGGGAAAAGGTCGGCGACTACTCCGACGCAGCCAAGGATTACGCATTCCGCCTCGCCGTCGAGCGCATCAGCGGCGCGCCACTGGACGAAGGTTTCGAGACCTATGCCATGCGCCGCGGCCATGAGATGGAGCCCGAGGCACGCATGGAGCACGAGGTACAGACTGGCCTGCTGGTTGAGGCGTGCGGCTTCGTGGCCACCGATGACCGCATCTTTGGCGGCAGCGCTGACGGTCTGATCGGTGAAGACGGCGGTGCTGAGTACAAGTGCCTCATCTCGCCCGAGGAAATCCGCCGCATCTGGTTCGGTGATGACTGGAGCAAGTACGTTGATCAGGTGATGGGCTGCCTCTGGTTGACAGGCCGCAAGTGGTGGGACTTCTGCATGTACTGCCCGGCGCTGGCACCCATCGGCAAGCAGCTGTGGCGTCGCCGTGTCGAGCGCGACGAGGCATACATCGAGGCGCTGGAAGCTGACCTGATGGAGTTCAAGGACCTGGTGGACGAGTGCGAGCGCAAGTTGCGGGAGGACGTATGCGCCTGAGCACATGGCTCGCTTTGCGCTGCCGAGAAGAGCAGTTCCAGCAGTTTCTGCGCGTACCCGACGAGCATACGGCTACGCGCGTTGTAAGAGCCCTGTGCGACGTTGAAAGCCGCGCCGAGGTAGACACCAACCCGGTGGCGCAAAAACGCTGCCATGACCTGATCCGCAAGCCGTATCTCGCATACACAGAAAGGAGCATCACCCATGTTTGAGTTCGTCGCGCAACCCGTGAAGTTGAACAAAGTATCGACCCCCATGGAAAACCATGGCCAAGAGCTGAAGCTCGGCGTCGTCCTGACTTGCCAAGCCGTTCTGCCAAACACCATCTTGAAGGCGTTCGGCGCTGGCCTGCTGGAATCGATGTACCGCACTCCGACCGAAGAAGAGCGCGCCGACCTGGCCACTGATCCCGACTCGCTGTGCATGATCAAGCATCCGCGCATGGGTCCGTTCAGCTGGGACTACGAGAGCGAGGGCTACACCGCTGTGGTCGACCATGGCCTGGGCGGCGAGAGCAACCTCAAGCTGGTGGACTTCAAGGTGCGCGAGATCGAGATCACGCCGATGGAAGGCGCGGTCGTGCAGATCAAGTTCAACATCAACTGCCACCCGGACCCGAAGGATGTCGGCGCGCTGGCCGCCAAGCAGAAGCAGGACATCAACATGCAGCTGAATGGGCCGGCACCGCAGACGGCCGAAGACCTCTTCAACAAGGCAGCGTAATCCCCCGTGCCAGTCCCCCGCTGGCTTCGCGCTGGTCGACCGCCGGTAATAGTCGACCACCAACATCAGAGCGGCAGCGTGGAAGGACACGCGGAGTGCAAATAGTAGACGGAGGTTCTGGCGCACACGAGGGCGCAAAGAGGCCAGTAGGGTATGCACAAAGAGGCATTGACAGAGGGCATAGGCTCACGCTGGGTAAAGCCAAGTAGACCGAACCGATATGCACATAAGTCCGACAGCCGGAATCAAGTCCGGCCCGCTCTGATGTTGGTAACCCAGGAGCCCCCATGGCAACAGAAGTGCAAAAGATCCTGCAGGCGAACCGCGAAGGCGTGAAGCTCAGGCTGCAGCAAGGTGCGGACATCATGCGCGAGCGCGTGCTTGCGCTGGGACTGCCGCAGGAGATCGCCGCTAAGGTGGCGGCTATTCAGATCAACGAGGTGAAGAAATGAGCCAAGAACGCCAATGGACCGACCCCGTATCGCTGGGCAGCGTGAACCGTGACTATGACCAAGGCTTTTCTGATGGTTGCAGCGAGTCGAAGCGGCTGAATGAGCACTTGGTCGCAGCCTCTGCACAAGGGCGCGCAGCAGGGCTGGAGGAAGCGGAATTGATCGCGTTGCTGCGTGAAATCCGCCCGAACTACGGCGACGTGGGGACGCGAGACGTAGATGTGGCTCGCCAGCAAAAACAGATTGACCGT